AGATACAGGATTTTTCATTGGTGGTGGTATGGATGATAAAAAGAATCCATTTGAAATGACAGTAGGAAAAGATAAAGAAGATTTAACATGGTTATTAGGATAAAATAGGAAATAAATATGGCAGACAATGAAAATATATTACAAAGATTAGGAAATTTATTTCAATCTAATATTATCATTAGAAAAAAAGATGATGGTAAATTAGTTGTTAAAGATGTAGATTTCGCACAATCTGCTTTAGTATCTAATTTTGTAGATAGATATAATCGTTTGTTTAATACACAAGGCTCGTCTTGGGGTTCTGGTTGGGCTAAAAGAGAAAATGCTAAAAATGCATATGACGCACAGAGGAAAGAACTATTTAAAGACTATGAATTGATGGATGCAGACCCACTTATTTCCTCTGCATTAGATATATATTCAGATGAATCTACTATGAAATCAGAATATGGTGATGTTTTACAAATTAAAACAGACAATGACCAAATTAAACAAATATTACATAACTTATTTTATGATATTGTTAATATAGAATTTAATTTATGGCCTTGGATTCGTAATATGTGTAAGTACGGTGATTTCTTTTTAAAGTTAGACATAGATGAAAAGTATGGTATTACAAATGTAGTTCCGTTGTCAGTATATGATGTTTCAAGATTAGAGGGATTAGACCCAGAAAATCCAGAATATGTTAAATTTTTAATTGAGTCTTCTACAACTGAACATCGATATAAAGCAACAGAAAGGTCTGCTACTAGAGAAGAACTAGAAAATTATGAAGTAGCACATTTCAGACTATTATCTGATTCCAATTACCTACCATATGGTAAATCACAAGTTGAAGGTGGTCGTAAGATTTATAAACAATTAACTCTTATGGAAGATGCTATGTTAATTCATAGAATTATGAGAGCACCAGAAAAAAGAATATTTAAATTAGATATTGGTAACATTCCACCAAATGAAGTTGACAATTATATGCAACAAGTTATTAATAAAATGAAAAAAGCACCAGTTGTAGATGAAACCACAGGTGATTATAATCTAAAATATAATATGCAAAATATTACTGAGGATTTCTTCTTACCTGTTCGTGGTGGTGATAGTGGTACAAATATAGAATCACTTCCAGGTTTGACATATGAAGCGACTGAGGATATTGAGTATTTAAAAAATAAATTATTATCAGCTTTAAGAATACCTAAAGCGTTTTTAGGATTTGAAGAACAAATTGGTTCAAAAGCTACTTTAGCGGCTGAAGATGTTCGTTTTGCTAGAACAATTGAACGTATACAAAGAATAACTCTTTCAGAGTTAACTAAGATTGCTATTGTTCATTTATATGCACAAGGTTATCAAGATGCAGATTTAGTAAATTTTGAATTAGATTTAACAAATCCATCTACAATTTATGAACAAGAAAAAGTTGAATTATGGAATAATAAAACAAGTTTAGCGTCTTCAATGTTACAAGATGGTTTAGTTTCTTCAGAATGGATTTATAAAAATATTTTTGGATTCACAGATGAGGAAATTCAAAAAGAAGATGATGGTATTGTATATGATTTCAAACAAAAGTTTAGAAGGCGACAAATTGAAGATGAAGGAAATGACCCAGCTAAAACTGGTGAATCACAAGGTACACCAAGTGATTTAGCAATGGGTAGGTCAGGACACGAATTAGATGATAAAGGTGGTGCTCCAGAAGGTGGTTTTGAAGGAGCTGGTAGACCAAGTGAAGGCCCTAAATATAGTAAAGATGGTAGTGCAAGAGGTAGAGACCCACTTGGAGCTCACGATAAGAAAAAAGGTGGTAGTAGTTCACGTAAGTATGGTAATCCTTTAGCTTTAGCACACTATGATAAATTAAAAAAATCAATGAGTTTTGGTAATGCTGACGTAAAAATCATAAATGAAGCGTCAGAAGTTGAAAAAGAATACGAGAGTGAAGTAACTTCTTTAACTAAAGATATATCAAATGACTAATTATTGTGTAACTTTATATTTATTTATGAGTAAATATAATTAAATATTGGAGTATTTTCAAATGGCTCGAAAATTGAAACATTCTAAAATAAAGAATACAAGTATTCTTTTTGAATTATTAACAAGACAGATAACAGCTGATGTTTTAGCTGGAAAAAGTACAAAATCAGTTAAAATTGTTAAAAAATATTTTAATGAAGACACGGAATTAGGTAAAGAATTACAATTATATCGTCTACTTTCAGAAAAACACTATGAATCAGAAAATAGAGCTCAAGATTTAATGAGTATTGTTTTGAAATCAAGAAAAAAATTAAGTAATTCTAAACTTCGTAATGAAAAATATAACTTAATTAAAGAAATAAAAGAAAATTATAATGTAAATGATTTTTTTAATGGTCGTATTCCAAATTATAGATTACTTGCTTCAATATACAATATATTTCAATCACAAAGTACTTCAACTATTTTTAATCCAGAACAAGTTGTTAATTCTAAATTTACTGTTTTAGAGCACATTACAAGTAAAAATATTAGTTCTGAAAAAGCTAAAGAACAAGTTTTAAAAGAATATACTAAAAAAGATAAAGATTTACGATTACTTGCATACGAAATTCTTGTGGACAAGTTTAATCAAAAATATAAAACATTAAATGAATCACAAAAAGGTTTACTTAAAAATTATATTAATAATATAAGTAATACAAACTCTTTAAGAGAATCCGTAGATTCAGAGGTTATTAAAATTAAAAAAACATTAAGTACACATCTACCAAAAGTTACAGATGAAATTACTAAAATAAAATTAACAGAAGCTGTTAATCAAGTTGGTAATCTAACAAAAGGTAAAGTAGTTGATGAAAAACAAGTTTTAACTTTGATGAGATACTACGAATTAGTTAAGGAGATTGAAAATGTCCACAAAGATTAAATTAGAATTATTAAAAAAATATATTAAAGAATTAATCAAAAAAGAATTAGATGAAGCATCTGTAACTGGTAATATTGACGGCGGAGAAGGCCCACCTAAAACACCCTACGCATTCAGAGGGAAAAGAAAAAAAGATAAAGATAAAGAAAAAAAGATAGCAACTAATTCTACTGGATATGCTAAAGTAAGTGAAGCAAAATTTCACGTAAAAACTGAAGTGGGTAGTGTTATAGTTGATGCTAGTGGTAAAGCTGAAGCAATTATGAAAGTTGCTAAAGCACTTAAAAAAGGTCGTAAAGGAGTAATTAGTGCAAACAGAGTTGGTGTATCTAAAGCAAAACAAGTTAGTCAAAAACTTGAGAATGTAAATGAAGGAAAATACCACGATTACAGAAATGATGAATCTCTAACAGCAAAACAAAAAATTGGTTACTCAATGAGAGAGGTTCGAGATAAATTAAACGAGTTAGATAAACTTGTTAATATGAATGTGAGATTGAAAAACGAAATAGGTGTTGATTCTAAAACCTATTGGAAAAATACTCACGGTGCTATGAAAAAAATTAGTGAAAGGTTAGTAAAACTAGCAAGAAAAGTCGGTCAACTTTACTAATCTTATAATGAAACCATCTTGGGATAAAGATGGGCTTACCTTTTTAGGCAGATTGTTAAGTCTATCTAATTTAAAAAAACGTTGGCTCATAGAAGAGACTAAAGTTAAAGGTGAAGAGCCAAATAAAGTCGAAACTATTTTTTTTATAGAAAAGTGGATTAAAAGACTAGAAGATTTAAAAAACGAAATAATTAAAACACGGAGTTAAATGTGAAGCAATTAATAGTAGATTATTTACCATTTGAAGTAAAACCAGAACAAATTACTGAATCTATAAAAGAAAATAATGGTAAGTTGATTGTTCGTGGTATATTACAACGAGCTGAAGCAAAAAATCAAAATGGTAGAGTCTATCCACGCGATATTTTACATCGTGAAGCTAAAAAATATACAAAAGAATTTATAAAAGAACGAAGAGCTATGGGTGAGTTAGACCATCCAGAATCTTCAGTTGTTAACTTACAAAATGTATCTCACAATGTAAAAGATATGCATTGGGAAGGTGATAACCTATTAGGTACTGTTGAAGTATTAGGTACACCAAGTGGTAATATATTAAAAGAATTATTTAAATCTGGAATTAAATTAGGTATTTCTTCAAGAGGTATGGGTTCAGTTGAAACAGTTACAGAAGATACTGGTGACCAAGTTACCCAAGTACAACCTGATTTTGAACTTATAGCTTTTGATTTCGTTTCTAATCCATCTACACACGGAGCATTTATGCATCCTATGAATGAATCTGTAGATAAAGATTTACCAGCTGGTAGAACTTGTGGTGAGTATTGTAAAGTAGAGTCAATCATCAATGATATTATGAGAGGCTAATAATGGCTAACTATAAAAATATGATGGATAAATGGAAAGATTGGAGACTCGATGAAGCTACTGTAGAAAATGAGACAAATTTACCTTTTCAAGTAATGGGTATACGTAACAATGATATAGTTATTAAAGGTAAAAAAATAAAACTTACTTTGTCTTTTAAAGGTGATGATTTGAAAAATGCAATTGAAGGTAAAGGTAATAAAAAAGGTAAAGTAGTATTAGCTACTGCAAAAATAAAATAAGGAACGG